AGGGCCGGCGTGCCTCCGAGGCTGGCGAGGGACCCCGGCAGGTAGATCGGCGTGTTCGACGCGGTCTGCCCGCTGGCGAGCGTGCGGAACGGCCGGCGGCCCGCGAAGCTGGAGGAGAACAGGAACTTGGTGCGATCGGTGCGATCGTCGTTGACGCAGTCGTAGCCTGGCTTCGCAATCCAGAAGCCGGTCTCACCCGTCGCCGGGTGCCGCCCGCAGAGAAGACGCATCGTCATGGCGTCAGTCCCAGATGGCGAGGTAGCGGGCGTTGAAGTCGATCACGAACTTGCTATCACCCGAGCGCGCCCGACCCGCCGTGACCTCACCGAGGTCGACGGTGAAGGCCGAGAGCTGATTGACCGAGATCTTGTTCGCCGAGAGCGTGCCGACCTGCGCGTCGCCAATGGTCGCGGCCGCCATATAGACGCCGATGTTGCCAGAGTTGAGCTTCGCCATCTGGCCGCCGCCCGGCGACCAGGGGCTCAGCTCGGCCTGGTTCGGCAGCGCGACGCCGAGGTGGGGCTGGGTGAAGAAAAGATAGGGACTTCCCTGTCCATTGGCGTAGGCCTCTATCTGGATGCGAACGAACACCGTGCCGCCGGGCGCCAGAGCGAAGCAGCCCACACGCTTGTAGCCTGTCAGGTCGCTGCCGTTACTGTCATTGTTGACGACGTTGCTCGACGCCACCGTCGTGAGAGCGTTTCCGTTACCGTCCATGAACGCGATGACGACGCGAGCGCTGCAGCGATGAGGGTTCAGCCAGGCAGAAGCTTCCCAACGTTGGTTCGGCGTGGCCGGGTAGTAAATCCGACCATCGGCCCGGTTGGCATAAACGATGTAGACGGCGCCGTTGTCGCCGTTGGCGCCCCCGAGCCAGTAGGTGTGCCCGTTCGAGAGCGCGTAGGACGCACTCAGGTCGATGCCATAACCTGCGATGGTCGTGTTCGAGTAGTTCAGCCAGCCGGCCGTGCCGAGGTCGAACGTGGCGTTGTCGAGGACATTGGCGCTGCCGCCCGAGGCCAGCAGACCCGTGCCGGGAACGCCGATGCCCGCACCCCCGAGGCCCGTCGTGTCCATCACGATCTGGTTCTGCGCATTGCGGAAAATTGCGCCGTAGACGTTGCTTCCGTTGCCGCTCAACTCGCCCATCGCCACCCGGTTCACACCGTTGGTGTCGTAGACCATCAGGCGAGGACCGTTGGAGTTCTGAAGGTACATCCGGTCGTTGCCAATGTAGACGATCGCAGCCGTGATGGTGCCCGATGCGATCTTCTCGGCAACCAGGGAGCCGGCTGCGATCCGGTCGCCCTGGATCGAGTTCGCCTGCATGTGCTGCGTCTGGATCTGGTTCGCGGCAATCTGCGCAGCCGTGATCGACAAAGTCGTGATCTTGGTACCATCGATCACCGTGCCGCCGTAGAAGACGGCAAGACCCGTCGCACTCCCGGTGCTGGCCATGAGGACGAGGTCGGGGTTGGACAGGTAGCTCGGGTAGCTGTTAGTGTCGGCGGCAATGAAGACGCCTGCACCCTTCTGCCAGAAAATGTAGTAGAACCCGCCGCCCGTAGGCACACTACCAGCGCTAATCTGCGCGCTGGCGACCACACCACTATCGTTTATGTAGAGAACGTACCCAGCGGTCCACTGGATAGTGTTGGTCAGGTTCCCGTTGCCATCTCGTCCCATCTGGAACTCGATGCCGACGACGCTAATACCCCGAGCGCCAATCTGGATACTGTTGGTCCGGATCGAGTTCGCCTCGATAGCGCCACCGTTGATCTTGGTCGTGTCCGTGCCACCAAGCCAGGAGGAAAGCCGCGTCGCGCCCGAAACCGTGATGTTGGCCGCGGTCAGCACGCTCGCGTCGAGCATGCCGACCTTGATCGAGCCAGCGACAATAATCGCAGCATCGATGGTCCCCGCCGTGAAGCGGTCGGTCGTCATGCTGCCCGCGATGATGCGGTTGGCGTTGAGCGAGCCGGTGAAGAGGTTGGCGCCGTCGATCGCTGTGACGGTGGGGTCGACGTAGGGGCTCAGCTCGGTTTGGCCGGTACGAGCCCCCGCCCACATGATCGCCGAGACGAAGACGATGGGATTGACTGTTCCGTCCGCGATCAGGCGGAAGCTCGGCTTCGCGTAGACAGCGTTGGAGGGCGCAACAGCGATCAGGCCGACGCGCTGGAACGTCGAGATAGGGCCGCCCGTCGACTGATTATTGTAGACCGTCGCGCTGGCGGGCTGCGAGATGAAGTTCTGGCTGGCGTCAAGCCAAGAGATGTAGCAGAGCGCAGAGGACCGATGCGCGGAGACGGCGGCCGAGAACTCGTAGGTCTGGCCTCCCGTAACGCTGTAGAAGGTGTTGTTGCCGTTCCCGTCGATGCGATAGCAGTCCGCATCCATCACCTGACCGGAGGACGGTGTGCCAGTCGCATAGAGCTGCAGCTGCTTCGGGAGACCATCAGGCCCCCAGACGGACGGGCCAACCTGGACCCCGGTCGGGATCGTGATTGTCTTGTAGGCCACGGCGAAGCCGCGCATGCCCTGCGCGAGGTCACCGTTGAAGAACTGGTTGGCCGACTGGATGGCGAGCTTGGAAGCGGTGACTGCGCCCGCATCGAGCTGAGCGGCCTTGACGGCTCCGGCGGCGATAGCTCCCGCGAGGATTGAGTTTGCCCTGAGGTCGGCGCCGTCGACCTCTCTCGTCCAACCTAAGGTGCTGAAGCGGTAGAGCTTGCTGTCCGCGGTCAGGTAGGCCTGCCGACCGACGAAGTTGCCTGTCGTGGGGAGCACAGACACCGTCTCGACGAGCGCCAGGCTCGATGCGACCTTCGTCTGATCGATGATCCCGGCGCCGATCTGAGCGCCGACCAAGGCCACCGAGGTGGCGCTGACGGGTCCCGTGATAGAGGTCGAGCCGACCTTCGAGCTGTTGAACGGACGGACCCAGTAGAACTTGGTCCCGGTCGTCGACAGCGGATCCTGATAGGTCGTGTCGCGCGGGCTGAGCGTCGCGATCCGCGTCGCGTTGGCGAACACGTTCGAGGTGCCGGCGTAGACCTCGAGATAGCTCAGGTCGTTGTCCGTGGGATTGCTCCAGGACAGGTAGGCACGCTCGAAGCCCCCGACCGCCACGAGCCCCGTGATTGCTCCGGGCGGGGCCGTGTTGGCGGCCGAGGTGATCTCCGCGGTTGCCGACCACCCGGAGGCAGCGAAGCCGTCCTGGTTCACGGCACGCAGCTGAGCCTGGTAGACCGTACCCGGCAGAAGGTTGCGCTTCGTGATCGCCAGGCCGGCGCCCACGTTCTCGGCAGGCCCCCAGTTGCCGGTTGCCGTCTCTCGGAAGCGGACCTCGAAACGTCCGAAGTTCGTCGAGGGGCTTGCTGCCCAGGTCGCCGTGACCGAGGCCGAGACTTTGCCATCCACGCTCTTGTCGAGCGTGGTGCTGAGGCTCGGTGCGTCTGGAATGATGGGCGCGACGGTATCGATCAGGTCCGTGCCAATGCTGATCGACTTCTCGGCCGAGATATTGAGCCCTGACTTGCCGTAGCTGTCGTAAAGGGCCACCCGGACGTAGTAGGTCTTGCCCTTCTCGCCCTTGATGAAGACCGGGTTCAGCTCGCCGTCATAGGCAGGCACCTTCTGGAGCGGGTCGTAGCCGGAGGCCTGCTCCATCCAGACCAGGGCGCCTGCGATGTCGGTGGTCAGGGCAGGGCGCTCGTAGGAGACCACGACACTGAGCCCAGCCGGCTGGAGGTCGGGCACGACGGCAGGGGGAGCCGGCTTATTGACCGCGAGGGTGACCGGCTCGGAGAACGAGCCCGTCATGTCGATCGAGCGAACGCGAACCGTGAACGCGCGCAGGGCGACGCCGCCGTTCGAGGCCTTGTTCTGGGCGAGGGTGTAGGAGAAGACGAGCTGCCCCTCGACGCGCTCGGTGTAGAGCACGGCGCCGGCGCCGTTCAGCACCTCGACGATGTACTTGATGACGAGCGGGTCTTCCGCTGCCTCCCAGGTGAACTGGGGGTTGATGGCGTAGAAGAGCGGTGCAGCCGGCTCGTTCACGAGCCGAAGGTTCTTCGGCGGCGCGACCGATCGGATCGAAGTCGTGCTGGCGACGACGTAGCTCACCGTGACCGGCGGGCTCTCGGTCACGTTATCGAGGCCGACTGCGACGATGGACAAGATGTAGGTGCCGGCGGCCGGAGACTCGATCCGGTAGAGCGTGTCGCTGGGCTCGGCGACGAGGCTCATCGGCCCCTGATTGAAGGACTGGTAGACCCGGTAACCGCGGTTGAGCTTGGTCTCGGTCGGGTTCCAGGTGGCGAGCAGGTTGTAGCGTCCGTCCGCAGTGATCTCCGGCACGATCTGGGCGCCGGTGACCGGGTAGACATAGCGGGAGAGGGGGCCGGTCTGGAGCGCTACGAGATCGCGCAGCTCCACCGTTCCGTCCACGAAGGCCCACTTCAGGCGATTGACCTCGATCGCCGTGATCTCGATCTGGTCGGGCTCGTCCTTGTCCTGCGTGATGGAGACGATGCGGAACGGCTTGGGGGCACCGATCGAGAAGACGGCGTACTCGGGCAGCGGCTCCGAGAGGGCCTGCGAGAGCTGCAGCTGGCTCTGCAGGCCAGGGGTCGCCACCGTGAGCGGGTATGTGACGACCTTCAGACCCCCATTCCCGTTCGAGAGGGTGAACTGGATCGAGTAGGAAACCCCCGCCTCGAGATAGATCTGGTCGCGCAGCGGCAGGACCGAGGTCCCGGTTGGCAGCGCCGCCGAGTTCTTGACCCGGCCGGAGATGACGTTGGTCGACTGATCGTCGGCGATGAGGATGACTTGGAAGGGCAGCAGGTAGCGGCCCATCCGGTTCGTCTTGAAGGAGACGATGATCTTTTCGGTCAGCGACGTGGCGAGCCGCAGCCGGCCGCGCTTCACGGCCTCCTCGGGATCGCGACAGCCGACCGCGACGAACTCCTCGGCGTTGCGGCCGTTCACATCGATCGTGTTCTGGTCGTAGACCCGGACACGATCCTCTCGGTAGTTCAGGCCCGGGTTTTTGAACGAGACCTTGAAATCGTTCTTCCGCTCGGCCGCGTCGGTGAAGGAGTAGGAGAACGACCCCTCGACTGTGTTCTCGGGCGCGAAGATCGCCTGCGCGACCTGGTCATCCGCGTCCCAGATCACAGTCGAGTATCCGTCGCCGCGGTCGACGTATCGACCGCCGGCGATGCCGACGATGTAGTTGATCAGCTCGTTGGTGGAACGAGGGTCCTGGATATACTCGTTGAACCGAAAGCCGTGGGCCGAGCAGTGCTTGCCGAACTCATAGAAGTCCCACTGATCGGGGACCTCGGGGTAGTAGGCGTTCTTCCCGTACCGAGAGTTCTTGATGAAGTTGTAGGCGTGCCAGGAGGGGTTGTTGGTGTAGGCGATCTTGAATGTGCCGTCCCAGATCCCCGGGAACTCCGAGAGGTTCGTCGTCTCGTTGAAGACGTGGTTCGACGGCACCGGGACACGGATACCCCGATAGACGCCGGTGAAGTCGGGGACCTGCGTGAAGGTGTCGGTGGCCTTGATCGTCAACCAGGCAAGGGCGAGATCCGGGAACGACACGACGTCTCGCTTCACCTCCTGGATGCTCTCGAAGGTGATGTTGCGGACGACGGTCTTGTCCGAGACCGGGCTGATGCGGGTCAGGCGGACGTCATAGGGCTCGTTGATCCGCGCGACCGGGATCCGATAGTCTTTGGGGTAGGGCGACCGAGTCAGACCGGCGATCTGGATCACGCCCGGGGCCGCGATGGCCGGCGTGTCGAACTGCTTGGTCGAGACCCACGACGTGTCGTTGAAGGCGTAGACCTGCTCGCCGGACTGCGGCGTGAGCAGGAAGTCGCCCACGCCTAAGGTTCCCGGCGGCGGCGCGGTGCCGCTGGGGCTATACCAAGCGGTCCGCGAAGCGCCGTCGTAGTCGGTCCAGGTCCAGATCGCGTACCCGCTGCGGCTCCCGGAGGCCAAACCGTTCGGGACCTGCCAGGACGTGCCGTTCCAGATGCGCGGGCTCCAGGGCGTGAGGTCCGACAGGAACCACATCGCACCGGTTGCCTTGGGCACGGGCTGCGTGGCGGTACCAGGCGAGACGTAGGTCTCCCGGTAGCTGTCGTTGATCACCGTGCCCGGGGTCGACGCACCCGGACGATAGTTCGAGGCACCCGACGTGTTCTCGACGGGGGGAGGGGGCTGGTTGTCGAAGGGGATCTGCCAGGTCGAGGCCGAGCGCGGCTTGATCTCGATCTTGAACTCGACACCGGTCGGGAACTCGCCGCCTTCCGCCGAGAGCGACAGCAGCTGCTGCACGACGATGCGAATGTCGATGTAGTCGATCTGGGTCTTGTCGCCCTGCGTGACGATCGCCTGCCCAGCGGTGCGCAGCTCCAAGCCGACGTTCTTCGACGACGACAATCCGCCGAGGTTGAGCCGGATGCTGTCGGCCGGGTTCGTGCCGCGCAGCATGCGCAGCTCGAAGTTCGAGATGTTCGGGGTGTTGCTGCCCTTGTCGAGCAGAGGGACGTCGCCGACGTAGAAGCTCGCCGCCCCATCCACGAAGCCGTCGATCGGCCCCTCCGAGATCGCGAGCAACAGCTCGACGGTGTCGGTCGCGAACAGGGTGTCGTCGTGCCGCGTCGCCTTTCGGCTCGTCGTGGTCGAGCCCTTGCGCCCCTTCAAGCCGAGAGCCATCAGACGACTCCGGTGTCGACGGCGTCGATCTGGAAGGACAAGTAGTGGCCACCCACACGGTCCTGGCCACAGAGGATCGGAATACGCGTGCCGATCTCGACCGTGTTCTTGGGAGCGCCGAGATAGTGGTTCTTCTTCTCGGGGGCGTCCTTGTTGTCGCGCTTCGGCGTGTTGAACATCTGCAGGATGCCCCCCAGCACCATCAAGATACCGAGCTTCAAGAGGATCGGACCGAGCACGGGGCCGGTCACGAAGCTCGCCGCCACGAGCACAGCCCCGATGATGATCTGAAAGAAGCCACCGTTCTTGCCGCCGTTGAGCTGCGGGAAGATGTGGAGGTCCTGCGGACCGCCGGGCGAGATCAGCTCCTCGACGGTCTCGAGCCCCGCGACCTTGACCCGAAGGGGGCCGGTGATCGCGTTCCCGCCGAAGCCCGGGATCTGACGAGAGATCGCCTTCAGGGCTTCGGCGGGGGTGGCAGCATGGATCTCAAGGATCCCCGGATGAATGCTCTTCAGCGCGCCGTGAAGGTGGATACGTCGCAGCACGAAGCACTCGCCCTTGCTCTACGACGTAGCAAGCAACGCCGTCCGAGCCGACGATATAGTGCTGCAGGTGGGGGTAATTCAAGAATGAGACAAGATCATCCCGGGTGAGATTACAGTCTGTCCCGGTATGGGTGTGCCAGGATGCAGTCACAACATCTTCGTACTTCATAAGATCTTCGCCGGAGATGTCGAAACCATCGGCCGGCTCGTGGCACATGTTCTTCACCTCGACGATCTTGTCGTCCACGACGAAGCCGCAGCGCTCCGGGGCCAGTAGATCGTCCTCGTAGAGCACGAGAAGGTCCGCGATCAGGTCAGACATCGAGAGTCCCCTGTCTCGCGTCCTCGATCATGTCCCGGATCCGCTGAGGGACCAGTTCCATGGCGTCGATCTCGGTCTCCTGCAGGAACTTGGTGCCGTCGACCTGCGGGTGCCGCAGGACAGCAACCGTCGTGTCTCGCCACAGCGGCCGGCTGTACGGCTCGATCTGCGAGAGCGCACCCAGGAAGTGATGGAGGATCTGGCCGCGCGGCAGTAGGATGGCGCCATGGTTCGCCACCTCGGACCGGATGGCCATCAGGATCACGTCGCCGGGGAGCCAGTCCTGCGGGCGGCCATGGACAAGGCCGAAGCCGGCCCAGGCGTAGTGGTCGAGATAGAGATTGAGGCTCTTGCCGTGCGCGTCCTTGTCCCACCAGCTGTCCGGCCGGGCGAGGTCAGGCACGTCGATGCCGAAGTTCATTGCGTAGAAGCGGCGCATCAGCGAGTAGCAGTCGTTGACGCCGTGCTCGAACTCGAGCCCGAGAAGACCATCCGTCTTGATCATGGCAGGGATGTAGGTACGAAACGTACCGCTTCACAGGGTCACGAACGGGAAGCCGTCGCCGGGCGTGAACATGCGGGCCGGGATGAGCTGGTCAGGGACATCCGAGAGGGCACGCAGCTCGAAGCTGATCGACTGCCCGGAGATGAGGTCCATGACGCGGCCGATGAACCAGATCTCGTTGTTGGCGATCGGAAGCCCTCGCTCGACGTGATCGCGCAGGACCGTAAACTTCTGCAGGATCGCGCTATCGAAGCGGCCGGCGAAGGCAGCGTCGTTGAAGATGCCCAGCGGGTTGACGAGCTGAAGGGTCGGTCGATTACGCTCTTCCTCGGACGAGCGGGTGAAGCCCGACATCTGGCAGGGCAGGTGGTCCCACACCTTCCCGTTCCAGGTCGTCGTCTGTCCCTGCGGTCCATCGCGAAAGCGGATCACCGCCGTCGCGCCGTTCGGCACGTTCTTGAGGGCGATCTCGAAGAAGACGACCTCGCCGTCCGCTGTGAGCTTGAGGCCCTCGTCGACATGGGAGCTGGGAACGGGCATGTCAGGCGTCCAAGTACATCAGCTCGAGATCGAAGGGTTCGACTTGGTGCAGGCGGTAAGAGGTGCCGGCGACGGTCATGCCGCCAATCTCTCCCGGCGACGTCTTGATGGTCTTCGGCATGATCAGTGGCTTCGTGAACCGAACGATGACGTTCCCCTTCGTGGCGTGGGGATAGGTGAACGGCTCGTACATCCTCACCTTCTTGTAGAAGGTCTCCAGGGCATAGATGTTGAGCTGTGGGAAGACGGTCTTGTTGGGACCATCGCCGGCATTGAGCTGCCACACGAACATGCTGGGAAAGTTCAGGTGAACGAGGACCTCGTCCGGTCCAGGGGGCTTCGCCGCGAAGCGGTAGCCGCGCCCGAGCTTCAACGACGAGCTACCCGGGTACTCGTCGTTGGGGGTGTGGTAGGGGAAGTCGAAAATGTCGGAGACAGCCATTTCAGCCTCGCGTGGCCACGCTCTTGACCAGCTCCTTCAGAGCCCCGCCCTTGCGGATGTTGTTGCCGACCATGTGGACGATGTCCTTCTCGCTCGGCGGCGGGACCTGCTCGGGGGGAACGACGTAGACATTGGCGCTCGCCGAGGCGCCGCCCAGGCGCCTTGAGGTGTCGATCGGCGGCGCCCGGCTCACCATGGTGTTGCCCAGGGCATTCATCTGCTCGAGTTTGTCGCGGCCGATCGCGTCGACCGCCGACTTCCGCAGCATGAACTCGCCGGGCATGGCGTAGACCATCTTGCTGTCTCGGTTCGCCAGCGCGGCGTCGGAGACCGGCACCGTGCCGCCGCCGGCGCGCCGGATCACGCCACCGAGGGCGGCGGCCTGGGTGCCTCCGAAGAGCGACGAGAAGAAGCTCGTGATGCTGCCGCCGCTGCCTCCGCTCAACCCCTCGCCGCCGAAAATCGAGCGGAAGATGCTGTTCGTCAGGCTCTTCGAGATCGACGACATCAGGCCGCCGAGAATGTCGGTCGCAAACTTCTTCAGCGCATCGCCGGCCTTCATCGATCCGTTGAACAGGTTCGTCCAGAGGTTGTCGAAGGAGTTGCCGATGACCGTCAGGCTCTCTTCGATGCGCTTCTGAGCCTCGACCATAGGGTCGACGAGCCGACCCTGAAAATCGACGATCCCACGGCTCTTCATGAAGGAGTCGACGGCGCCGGTGCCCGCCTCGCCGAGCGTGCGCTCGGTGCGCGCCTGCTGACGAGCGAGGTTGTTGGTGGGCTCGAGCCGCTTCTGCTGCTCGGTGACGTCGCGCAGGCGCTCCCGGATCGCGAGGGTGTCGCGATCGGTGTCAAGGCCGACCGCCTTCATTTGCTTGAGGGTCTCCTCAAGCGCGATGATCTTGGCCTGGTTGGCGGCGTACTCGCCCTCCAGCTCCTTGCGCTTCTGGAGGGTGTTGATCTCGTCGTTGAGCTGGTTGATGCGCTCCGTGTTACCGGCACGAGCGATGTTCTCGGGGCGCTCGAACTCCTTGCGAGCAGCGATGAGCTGCTCGAGCCGGTCCGTGATCTCCTTCAAGCTCGCCTTGCCGGCGGTCTCGGCCTGGTTCAGGCCCTGCTGGGAGTAGAGGTCGGCGAAGCGTCGGCGCGTCGCGGCACGAGCCGTCTCGCGGTCCTCGTCGCTGCCGCGATCCGGCTGGTTCTCGTCGCGCTGGCGGGCATTCTGAAAGAGCTGGCCCAGGGTCGTGAAGGCGTCGCGGTTCGCGTCGATGACACGGGCGGGATCCTGGACCCGCTTCGCCAGGGTCAGCTGGGTGTCGTACTGCTCGCTCAGCGCCCGATCCTGCTTGCGCAGGTCCGCCAGCATGCGCTCGCGGTTCGCCTTCTCCTCGGCGCGCGCGTTGGCCTGCCGGCGGTTCTCGAAGTCCTCCGCGGTCCGGTCATCGGCCGTCTGCTGCCGGCGGGCAGTCTCCGTCGCCCGGCTCGTGGGGGAGGGGTTCCCGACAGTGGTCTCGGCGTTTCGGTACTTGCGCAGGATGTACTGGACGAACTCTTCCGCGGTGATGTCGGAGCGGAAGTCCTTGCCCATGTTCCCCCGGACGGCATCGAGCCCACGGATGTCCGTGGCCAACCGATCGCCGCCGCGCAGCAGGCTCAGGGCGCCGCCGGCGCCCTGCTGATGCATGAGGTAGAGCTCCTCGTTCGTCGCCTCCCTGCCCATGTTCGAGCGGAAGGTCCCGGCGTTGCGCTGAGTGAACTCCTGGAAGGCGCGCATCTGCGCCTCGAAGCCGACATCCACATTGCGGGTGCCGTACATACGCTCCCAGGTCGAGGGCAGGAACTGGAAGAGCCCGGTGGCGCCGGCCGATGAGCGGCGCTCGCCCGAGATCACCCGAGGATCATAGCCGCCGGTCTCGATCTGCCCATTCGCTAGGGCATAGCGGATGCGCTCCTCGCTGACGCCCTGCCCCCGGAGGGTGTCGACGATCCGCTGCTGGGTCGAGCCGCCCCGATAGGTCGTGCCGGGGACGACGTCCGGGATGCGGATGTCGCCCTTCTGAACCTGGAGAGCGTTGATGCTTTTGCCGATCGCAGCGACCTCGCCGAGGAGACGGTTGATCTCCTGCACGGCCGCGCGCATCTGCTCTGGGGTCGAGCGAACGTCGTCCCGAACCTTCTCCAAGCCCTTGATCTGGTTCTCGATCAGGCTCTTCCGGTCCTGCTCGCCCTCGATCTTGTAGTTGAGGATCTGGTCCTGGAGCCGCTTGTGGATCTCGCCGTAGGTGACCGTCAGCTGGTCGAGCTTCGCCTTGCCCTCACGCTGGATCTCGTCACGCCGGGCGCGTAGCTCGGGGTTCTTGTTGACGATCTCCTCGGGCGTGTTGCCCTGCTCGATCTGGAAGATCTGCTCGCGGGCCGCATTGATCTCGCGCTGGATCTGCTCGGCCATCGCGCGAAAGCCGGCCACCCGGGTGGGGTCGCCGGACGCTGCAGTCTGACGCTGGATGAGCGCGAGCTGCGCCTCGTCCGAGCGGATGCGCGCGTTCAGGACGGCCTTCTGCTCCGGCGCGCTCGCCGAGAAGCGATCCCGCACCTCCTTGCTCTGCCCACGGACGATGGCCTCGAGCCCCGTGGTGACCTCGCGATAGGCATCGTCGGCCGCCTTGCGGAGTTGCTCGCGCTCCTCGTCGCTGCCTCCACGAGCGACGATGGCGTCCTTCAGGACCTTGATCTGGTCCAAGACGCCCTGCGCCTCTCCCGAGACGACGCGGGCGGCGGCGCGCATGTCCTGGAGGCCACCGAAGCCGGCGCGACGGCTGGCCTCGGTGACGCCAGCGAGCTGCTGGCCCGAGAGGCGGTCGCGGGCCGAGCGGACCGCGGCGAACTCTGAGGTATCCTGCAGGCTGGCCGCGCGTTCGGCGGCTTGCGCCGTCCGGCGCTGCTGCTCGGTAGCCTGGATGTCGGTCGCCGTCGCCA